GCCGCTGTCGTCGTGTCAATCTGGACCGCCGCCTCTGCCCCTGTGGTCGCGGCCGCGTCGGGGTCGGTGGTGGGCTCAGTCGCCACCTACACGGTCCCGGCCGCGTCCACCTCGGGTCTGCCCTACGGTGCGGACTGGCGCATTGAGTGGACGCTGACCCTGTCCAGCGTCGTCGAGGTCATCCAGACCGACGCCGCGCTGGTCCGCAACGCCATCCGCAACCCGGTCACCGACGTCGACCTGTACGCCCGTGAGCCCGCCCTTGACCCCAACGGATCGGCGCCGATCCACAGCCTCAGCAACTTCCAGACGTTCCTTGACGACGCGTGGAAGACGCTCCTGAACCGGCTTCTCACTGATGGGCAGTACCCGTGGAAGATGCCGTCCGCGGCAGTCCTCCGCGAGACGATGTTGGCCCTGACCCTTCACCGGGTCTATCAGTCCTTCACGACGGGTCTGAACGACGCCTATGGCAAGACCGCCGACGCCTACCGCCGGGACTACCACGAAGCCTACCGCTCGATCCGATACAGCGAAGTGATCGACCCTGACCAGCCGAGCGTCACGTCGCAGAAAGTTGCGGCGATGCCCGTCTTCTTCCTTGGCCAGCCGAAGCGGAGGGCCTTCTGATGTCGCTGACCGTCGCGGCCCTGATCGACCGGATCGGCGACCACCTGACCGCTACCCTGCCCACGTCCCCGGACAGCGCGCGGTGGACCCGCAGCCGCTTCCTGCCCCCGCAGTTGGGGCAGGACACCGAGGCGAAGATGGCCCGCGCGTGGTCCGTGTGGGCCCCGGCAAGCGCACGCATCCCGCCCGCCGAGCGCCAGAAGCTGACCGAGGGCACGCACGTCGAGACAACCGTCGAGGTCGGCTTCAGTCGCCCCCTGCGCGCCGACGGCACGGCCGCCGACTTTCAAGCCGCCCTCGCCGAAGAGGACGTGCTACGATTGGCCTGCGCGGGCATCACCCGGGCCAGCCTCCCCCGCTTCACCCTGACCGGCTCGACCCGCACCGTGAGCGGCGACAACCGGACCCTGATCACCGTCCTGACGTGGACGGCCGCCCACACAATCCCGCTCCAGTAGGAGGCCGACATGGCAGCCAGCGTCGTCATCAAGCACTTCACCGACGGATCGATCACCCTGAAGGACGGCACCGGCACCCCGGTGACCCTGACCGTGCCGTTCAGCGCTGGCGACCTGTCCCTGTCGGGTCTGGCGCAGGATGCGCTTGGCCGGGCGACCAACGCCTACGAGTCCCGTGGCACGCTCAACAGCCTGCGCCGCGGCGCCCGCGAGTACCCCACCGTCTCGTTCTCTGCGCACATGGCCGACCTGTCCGATGCGTCCGACCGCACCATCGTCGACTTCCTGCGCAAGAAGAACAGCTACAGCGCCAACGTGTCGACCACCGCAACGACCGGCGACGTCTACACCGTGGACATCGTGCTGACCATCGAGGGCACCGACTTGGGCGACGCCACCGACCACGTCATCACGATGGAAGACGTCGACTGCCGGATCGACTTCTCCGAGGGCGAGCCGAACACCTTCACGATCAACGGCACGGTCTACGGCACGATCACCCCGGCCTGATCGCCCGCAGCGCACCCACCCCGCCGGGCGCCCGCGGCCCGGCATCCCACCCCCATCGGAGAGCCCCGATGCCCCTGCCCACCACGATCACGCTTGGCGGCGCGTCCTACGCCGTCCACCCACCGAAGAGCCCCGCGCGCGCCGCGGCGGTCCTGCAGTTGGGTGGCAAAGACACCCCCGCGCACGTCTCCCTCGCCGCCGCCCTTGGCCTCTGTGTGGACGCCCACGGGGCCGTGTGGAAGGGCAACCCGGCCGCCTTCGGTGAGGCGGTCTTCGATGCCCTGCAGGCTAAGCGCGTCGGCTTCACGGCGATCTGTCAGGCCGGCGGGATGTGCATGGAGGCGCTCGCCGCCGCCGTGCTCTTCGAGGATGAAGTGGCCGCCGAGGAGGGTTTTACCGCAGCCCCGTAGGCCGGATCGACTGGCAGACCCTCGAGATCTGCCGCCTATGGGGCCAGCCGCCCGCGTGGTGGGGCACACTCTCCCGCGAGGACCGGGTCAGCCTGACCGCGTGGTATCGGGTGTACTGCCAACCGCAGGCCCCGACCGCGCAGAAGATCCCGCACTACACACCCCCCGCGCGCAAGAGGTGACCGTGGCCCGCCCGATCAGAGCCCGCGCCGGCAAGGTGACCGTCGAGATCGACGCCGCCCTGTCGGCGCAGATCGACGCGATGGTCAAGGGCATGGCCCCCGCCGTGTCCGGCGCGCTGGACGACTACCTGAACGCCGCCGAGGCATACGTCGCCCGGGAGTACCCCCGCCCGGGTGACAGCCGCTTCCCGACCGCCACGGGCAACAGCCGCGACGCGTTCGACTTCCTGCGCACCGTCGAAGAGCGCGCCGGCGGCACCATCCTCAGCGCATCGGTAGAGAACGACGCATCCAACTACGGCAAGATCAGCCGCCTGCGCAGCCGCCGGGTAGAGCTGCAGGCCGCCCTTGACCGCGGTGACAGCCTGACCCCCGAAGAGCTCCGCGAGCTGCGGGTCATCGAAGCGCTCGAACGCCAGACCGGACGCAAGGGCCTTGTGCCCTACGTGGTCTTCGTTCACCGCGGGCACTACTGGCAGACCATCCGCCGTATGCGCAAGGACGCCGAGCGGGCTATAGTAGCCGAAGCCGCCGCAGAGCTGCGCCGGCTCGCCGGAGGGTAGCCGTGGGCGACGTAGCAACACTGACCCTGCGGGCCGATATCAGCGAGCTGCAGCGCAAGCTGCGCAGCATCCCCGACGACGCCTCGGGCTCCGCAAAGCAGATGGCCGTCGCGCTGGAGCGCAGCTTCAAGCAGGCCACCGCCGCGTCCATCGCCGCCGCCAAGGCGTCCGGTGCCGCGCAGGCATCGGCCGCTCGCGAGACCGAGCGCGCCGTGGCGAAGCTGGCCGAGTATGCCGCGGCCGGTGACCCCGTCGAACAGCTTACCCTCAAGTTCCAGCGGCAGGCCGCCGAGATCGAGCGGCTGGGCAAGCTGACCGGCAACACCGCGCAAGCGCAGAAGGCCCTTGCTCATGCATCGGCAGACTACAGCGCGTCCCTGTCGGCCCTGACTGCGCCGGCAAAGCAGACGCTCGATGCCGTCGAAGAGGGCGCGACCAAGGCCGCCGGGTCGACGTGGAAGCTGCAACAGCAGACGATGAGCCTGCGCAAGAACGTCGGCGACTTTGCGAACAGCCTCTTGGCCGGCCAATCCCCGTTCACCGTGCTCATGCAGCAAGGCCCGCAGTTGGCCGAAATCTTCGGCGAAGCGGAGGACGCGACCGAGCTCCTGCAGAACAGCTTCGGCGGCCTGATCACCAAAGCCAAGGCCGCGGGCGGGGCCCTCGCCATTGCCGCGGTCGCGGTCGCCGCAGCGGTCACAGCCTACAGCTTCCTCGCCAACGCCACCGACGACAACGCCGACGGCAACAACCGTCTCATGGCCACGTTTGACCGGCTCACCGACTCGGTCGTCGCATCATCCCAGGCTATCGACGCACAGCGCAAGGCCCTCAACGACCTGAAGGTCGCGGCCGACAAGCGGCGCGAGGACTTGCTTCTGGAGATCGGCGCGCTCAATGAGCACGAGGTCGCTGCCAAGCGCGACCGCCAAGCGCTGGCAGACGAGACCCGCGAGAAGATGCTCGCCATCACGACCACCAAGGCGAAGTTGGTCGCCGATCAAGAGACGCTGAAGGCTGTCACTAAGAACACCGAGGCCCTGTACAGCGAGCGCGCCGAAGCCCGGCGGATGCTGAAGGCCAACCAAGAAGCCATCCGCGTCGAAGACGAGAAGATCGCGCAGGCGCAGGCATACTACAACCAACAGCTTGACGACATCGACAGCACACGCATGGCCCGGCAGGCGCTTGACGACGCGACCGCATCCGAGCGCAACGCCACCAGCGCCCGCAAGGACCGCACCGCCGCCACCAAGGACGCCGCCAAAGCCGAGCGCGACATCGCCGCCGCCTACGCCGACGTTCAGGGCGTGGTCGACGAGCTGGCCGCCGCGGGCGCAGACGCCGAGCGCAAGCTTGGCATCGAAGCCGCCGCGCGCATCAAGGTTCTGACCGAGATCCAAGACAAATACGCAGACCAGCCGGACCTTGTGCTGAAGGCTGCCAACGCCGAGAGCGCCGTCCGCGAGCAGCTTTACGCCGACACCGCGGCCCTCCGCGAGAAGCAAGACGCCGAATACATTGAGGCGCGCCACAAGGTCATCGCCGCCGAGACGGAAGCCTTCGCCAAGGCCGAGAAGGCGCGCCACGACCTGCGGATGAAGAACGCGCAGGACTTCGCCAACGCATCGTCCACCTTCGCCAGCGGCATCAGCGACCTTCTCGCGCAGCAGTCCGAGGCCAACGCAAAGCGCGACCGCGCGCTGGCCCTGCGGCAGTTCAAGGCGTCGAAGGCCGCCGCCATCGCCGAGGCCACGATCAACGGTGCGGTGGCCATCACCCGCGCCCTCGCCACGCTGGGGCCCGTCGCCGGGGCGCTGGCCACCGCCGGCATCAGCGCCGCCACGGCCGCGCAGGTCGGCGTGATCGCCGGTCAAAAGCCCGCGTTTGACCGCGGCGGCATGATCCAAGGCGGCACCCGCATGGCCGACCAAGTGCCGATCAACGCCCTGCCCGGTGAAGCGGTCCTCTCCCGCCAAGCCGTGCGGGCCGTCGGCGGGCAGACCGGCGTCGACGCGCTCAATCGCGGCGAGGGCCAGAACAGCGCGCCCATCGTGCTCCCCGTCTACAAGCACTTCGGCCGCTTCGTCCGCGATGAGTTGGAGCGCAGCGGCGCCTTGCAACGTGCTACCTTCCGCGGGCGCCCCGTCGGCGCGCTGGGGTACTGAATGTCCACGACGACCCGCGCACAGCATCCCGCCCTCGTGGTCATGGACCCCCGCCTGGACGCCGCCACGGCCCCGTGGGCCGCGCACAGCAGCTACACCGAGGCATCACCCCGGGCAGGCATCCCCGAGCCTGCAGGCGCCTACCAGGGCAGCCTACGGGCCAAGGGCGAGCAGACGGCAGCCTTCACCGCCCGCGCCCAGTCCGCCGGACTGCCGTCGTCGCAGTCCACCGCGGCGACCTTCGCCACGTCCCCAGACGGGTCGACCGGATGGGCGGGATGGGAGGGCCCCGGAAGCGTGGCATTCTGGGACGCCGCCGCCTACACCAACACGACGGCCGACTACCTGACGCAGCCGCACGTCTGCGCTACCCCCGCCGGGACGCTCCTGGCCTGCGCCCGCAAAGGCACCAGCACCGGCTCCCTCGTCGTCTACCGCAAGGCCACCGGCGCCACGTCCTGGGGCGGCGAGATCAGCGTCAGTACCCGCGGCCTCGCTCCCTACGGCCCCTGCCTCGTGATGGTCGGCGACCGCGTGATGTTGTTCGTCGCGGTGGAGTCCCCGACCGGCAGCGTCGCCTATGTGTGGTCGCTCTACAGCGACGACGACGGCGCGACGTGGACCGAGGCCGCCGCGCCCGCCGGTGTGGACAGCACCACCGTTCAGGGCGTGACAGCCAACACCGTCCGGCGCCTGCGGGCCGCCTACGCCAACGGGCAGATCATCCTCTTCCTGCACACGCGGTCGGGCACCACCAACACCGTGTACCAGTGGGCCTCCGATGACCTTGGGTGCTCCTTCTCCCGCGTCAGCACCCTGTCCGGCGAGGGCGGTGTCGACGTCGTCGCAGTCGGCGGGCAGTTCTTGGCCATCTTCGGGGCCTTCGCGGCGGGCGCCTACAGCACGAAGGTCCGGCGCTACGGGTCCGCGTTCCAGTCCTCCGCGTCGTCGGTGATCGCCACGCTGGGCTCTTCGACCGGCCTGGGCTCCGCCTACCTCACCGACACCGGCGCGGGCACCGTCAGCAGACACAACGGCTTCGGGCTCGCCGTCGACGAAGTCGGCACCGTGTACGCCTTCGCCTCGCAGTACAGCCCCGACCCGGACACGAAAATCTACCGTGGGCAGGTCTTCGCGTCAGAAGACCTCGGCGTGACGTGGATCCCTTGGGGTCAGGACGTGCAAAGCGCCAACGACCCGTCCGGCTACGCCTACAGCGCACGGTGGGTCAGCCCCAACAACGGCGATACCGGCGTCACCCCCGAGGCCGTCTTCACCCACAGCCTCGCCGCCTGCGCCCACCGCGGCCGCTTTGTGGTCGCGCACAACTGGAACGCCCCGACCGCAACCTACGGCAACAGCTTGGGCTTTGCCTACCTGGGCGGCCTGACCACCCAATGCCTGCCCCCAATCAACCGCGCCGCTCGCTACCAAGACCAAGCGTCGTGGGACTGGACGTGGCTCCCCTACGAAGAGCCGTCCGCGATCCCCAGCAGCGTGACGTGGACCGAGACCGGAACGGCATCGTCGACCCTGTCCGCCCCCGGCCGCCTGAACCTCAGCGCGCCGCTGGCATCCACCGCCTACGGCGCCTTCAATGATCCGGTCGTCGCAGACCCGTCCGCCCGCGACACCCCCGGGGACACGCTGATCTGTGAGGCCGCCATCGAAGCGGTCACCAACCCGGACACCACCACCGAACGGATCGCCCTGCGCTGTCGCGTGGATGACGGCGTGTACGGCTACGAGGTCAGCGTCCGCGTAAACACAGTCGCGGTCGTCGTTTACGACAACGTCAGCAACACGCAGATCATGGCATCCGCCACGCTGGCCACCGGACCAAAGCACGTCCGCGTGGGCCTCGATGGGTCAACGGGTGCGGTCGCTGTGTGGGTTCGCGGGTGGGCCGATGCTGAAATCCGCGAGTGGACGCTTCTCGACACGGCAACGCTCACCGACGATGGCGGCACCGTCGGCAATCACCGCATCCAGTTCGGCTCCTTCGCGGGCGTGGCCGGCGCTGTGACTTCGCGCTGGTTTTTCCTCGCTGTGTCCTTCGGCGACCGCGCCGGCTACAGCAACGTCGGCACGCAGGCCCATTGGGACGCGTTCGACCCGGCGTATCTCCCCGACATCCTCAAGGGCCGGCAGATCCCCGCCGCCCCGCGCTTCGCCTACGCCCGCAGCGGCGCCGCCCTGTCCGGCCTGCGCGGACCCTACCTGACCGGGCAGACGTGGACCGTCACCCCTGATGCTGTCTTCAGCGCCGCCCGCATCCTGCCCCAAGTCGCGCGCTCGCCGCGCCTCGGCTGGCGCTCCACCGGCGACAACGTCCAGCAGACCATCGCCATCCAACTGCAGTCGACCGGCGCCGACAGCGCCCCGACCGCCCCCGTGATGGCCCTGATCCTTCGCGGCATCAACTGGCGCACCGGGGCCATCCAAGCCCGCGTCGGCGGGACGTGGACGACGCAAGCGACGATTGACGCGGCAACCTCGTCCACCGCAATCGGCTTCACCCGTACCGGCGACGTGCTCACCCCGTCAACCTACGACGCCGCCCGGCCCTACTTCGCGACCGGCGAGCTCACCGGCTGGACCGCGCAGTTCGGCAACATCAGTGGTGGCATCCTGATCGCGCAGCGCAAGATCCGGCACAACACCGAGGGCAAGCTGTCGACCGGCACCTACGGCGGCCCGGTCTGCCGCCTGACCCTGACCGGCGTCGCAGGCACAGAGCAGACCAGCGGCACGATGCGCCTGTGGTCCCCCGACGTCGCGGTCGTCTTCCCGTTCGCCGCAAGCGCCGACGGCTGGCGAATCCTGATCGACGCGCAGCAGACCGCCGACGACTTCTACACCATCGGGCAGATGGTCCTTGGCCCGCTCCACCTCTTCGCGCAGCCGTACAGTTGGGGCCGCACACAGACCACCGAGCGCGGGTCTGTCGTCGAAGTCCAGCCGGACCGGAGCACCTACCTCGCCCGCCCCGCCCCCGCGCGCCGCGTCATCCAGATGACCTGGGCGGATGGCGTGGATGAAACCCAGATGTGGGCCGCGAGCCCCGAGCCGGACTACCCGGACTACGACAGCGCCGACGCAAGCAACGCCAACGCCGCCACGCTGCACAGCCTCACCGGATTGCTGAACGAGGCCGACGGGCGCATGGTCGCGCTCTTGCCCAAGGTCACCCTGCCGATCACGACGACGCAGACGATCCACCGCCGCGCCGGCCTGATCGTCGGCACGGCATCGGCGACGGACAACCTCGACACGATCCAAGGCGAAGAGCTCGCCGACGAAGTCCACCGGTCCGGCAACCTCGTCATCACTGAGGAGGTCTGATGCCGCGCGCTGACGCCGAGATGGTTTGGCTTCTGGACCTTGACCTGCCGGGCGTGACCTTCCGCCTGTCGACGCAGCCAATCGTCCTTGACGACGACGGCGCGCCTGTCGAGTACGCGGGCGGTCTGTCAGACATTGACTTCGCCGAAGAGATCGACCTTCTGACTGTGCGCCCCGCGTCGCAGACCGTCGCGCTTGAGGCGCACATCACGCCGACCCCCGCCTACCTCGCCGCCCGCGGGATCGACCTGCGCGAAGCCGAAGCGGTCCTGTCCTACGTGCTGGTCACCCCTCCCCGCATCGGCGCCCCGCTGACCGGCACCTACGGCGCGCGCGTCTTCGTGGCCCGCGGCCGCCTCGCGCAGCCCGCGTGGGGCGACCCGCAGCGCCCCGCATCGTGGTTTGCGGCATCGCTTGAGGCCACCCCGTGGACCTCCCGCGTCCCGCTGCTCTCCCCGCAGGCCGTGATCACCGAGGGCGACTTCCCGACCGTCCGCGAGGACGCCGCCGGCTACCCCTTCCCCCTCGTGATCGGGCAGCCCGGCGCGTCCCTCATCGGCCTGTACAGCACGCCAGCCTACCCCATCGCAACGCTCGGCGGCCCGGTGTCGCTGCTCTTGGTCGCAGGCGACAGCGTCACCACCACGGGCGACGACGTCACCATCAGCGACGGCAGCGCGTCCGAAGCCTTCCCGCTGAAGACGTCAATCACCGACAGCGGGCAAGCCTACCACTACGTCGACATCACCGCAGCCGCGACCATCAGCGACACGGCCGACGTCTTCGCCGTCGCGTGGTCTGAGGCGTCCGGTGCGGGCGGCGCATCCCGACCCGGCCGCCCATCAACGGCCGGCGAGGCGATCCGCTACCTGTTGGCCCGCGCCGGCCTGCCGTTCGACACAGGCCGCAGCGCACCGGCTATCGACAACCTGCGCGGCTACCGCTTCGACCTGTACCTCAATGACCCCGAAGTCACCGCGTGGGAGTACCTGTCGACGCAGGTCTTGCCCTACCTACCCGTCACCCTGCGCGCCGGCCCCGACGGCCTGATCCTGGGCTACCTCGACCCCAACGCCACCGCCGCACAGGCCGCGGCCGACGGCAGCCCCGAGGCCGGATGGGTGCGGCTGGATGCCGTGGTCTACGACGACGGCCCCGCCCCCGTGCGCCTGACCATCCAAGGCGGGCAAAACATGCTCACCGGCGGATCGGCCCGCACCGTCATCCTCGACAGCCAAGCGGACACGGTCGGCAGCACCGCCGGCACCATCGGCCGCCGCGCAGGCTTCACGTCCCGCACCCGCGAAGTCCCCGCCGAGACGCAGGCGCCCGAAGACCAGACGCTGACCCTGCCGTGGGCGCAAGAGGAGCGCACCCTGTACGCGCTCGGGCTGTCATGGCTGGCCCTGCGCGCCGGCCGGCCCTACACCGTCACCTACAGCGCGCCCCTGTCTGTGTCGCACCTGTCCCCCGGCGATGCCGTCGCGGTCACCGACCCGGCGCTGGGCTGGACAGACCGCGTCCTGTGGGTCCGGTCGAAGCGGTGGCAGGGCGGCCGGTGGTTGCTTGGCCTGTGGTCAGTAGAGCGCACCTAAGCCCGCGCCGCCGCGATAGCCGCCCGCCGCGCCCTGTGATACCCTACCCGTGCGAGGTGTCCGATGGCCTTCAACGTCACCAAGACCGGCAGCCCCGGCCCCATCACCGATCAGGTCGCGCTGGGCGGGACCGCCGGCAACGTGACCCGCGTCACCTTCCCTCGGTGGGCCCGCGAGATCAGCGTCCGGATCTTCGCGTCGGACAACACGACCCCCTCCGCCGGCTTCGTCTCGCACAGCGGCACCGATGGCGCGGCGTACAACGCCGATGCCGTGCGGCTTGAGGAGAGTGTGCCCTTCATGGTCAACTCGTCGCCCGGCGCGCATGCGGTGGTCCTGTACATCGCCGGCGACGGCGCGAACGACGTGGCCCACGTCGTCGTGGGCGCCTGACCATGCCGCGCATCCGCACCCGCATCATCCCGCGTCCCGGCGGGGTCACCGACCTGACCGCCCCCACGCCCCCCGCCGTCCAAAGCCTCGCCGGCGGCACCACATCCGCCTCGGCCACGTGGACCCACCCCGGCGCACCGGCCGGCACCACCTACGCCTGCGCCGTCCGCGGCAGCGACGGCAGCACGCCGACCGCGTCGGGCTCGAACCTCGGCCCGTGGACGTGGACCGTCGCCAACGGCACAGCCTACGCCCCGACGATCACCGCGTCGTCGGGCGGGCAGACTTCGCAGAGCAGCGCGCTGGTCAACGTCGCCGGCGATGCGGCCGGCTGGACCGCCGCCCTCGACCTCGACCTGACCGGTCTGACCACAGCGACGCTGACCGACGGCGTGGTCAACACCGTGACCCGGGCATCGGGCGGCGCCACAGTCGCATCGGTGTGGGCGTCGTCGGCATCGAACGCCGGCACCGTCACCGCCGGCGCGACCGGCCTGCGGTGCGACGGCGCGAGCGCGACCGGCAGCGTCAACGCGCTGATCGACCTCGAGTCCGCCGCGGGGCTGACCCTCCCTGCCGACGCGATGAACGGCCTCGCCGTGACCTTCTACCTGACGAACCTGACCGACTGGACAGGGGCGGGCACCGCGTGGCGCGTCGGCATCAGCGCCGACCAAGCCCGGTTCTCGACCGGCACATCGAACACCGTGCAGGGCCTGCTCTCCACGACGCAACAGCAGCGCCGCATCGCCACCAACGAGTCGTTCACCAACTGGGGATCGGCGGAGGCCACGCCGACCGGCGCATGGTGTGTGACGCTGCTGATTCAAGGCGGGTCGGTACTGTGGGCCTTCTACGGCACCACCGCCCCGAGCGACGCCGACCTGACTGCACTGACCGGGGCGGTGCTCCTGTCCTCGACCGTCACCGCCGACGTCAGCGACGCCCCGGCCGGCACCCGCTTCGGCGCGTCGCTCTTCGGCGGCATCATGGCCCAGTTGCAAGCCGGGTTCACCCTGACCCGCGTTGTCGTCAAGACCCGCAACGTCTGAGGACCGCATGAGCACCCCTACCGCTGCCGCTGCCGTGATCGAAGTCGCATGGATGGGCGAGGACAACGTCCCCGCCGTACACTTGCGCCTGACCCTCACGCAGCCCCCCGCCCGCGTCTGCGCCACCACCACGCCCCCGACCGACCCTGCCGACCTCGCCGCCTACGACGCCGGCCGCACCGCCATCGCCGATGCAGTCTGCGCAGGTCTGGCCGCCGCCCTCGCTGCGGGCCAGCTTGACGGCCTGCCGTCGTGACCCCCGCCGTCGACCTCGCCCTACACGACTGCGGCCCGTGCGACACCGACGGCCCCGCCGTCCGCGACCACCTGCCCGCGACCCTCACCCCCGAGGCCCGCGCCTTCATCCTGACCCGCCTTGACCACGGCGAAGCGCACTACGGCGCGCCGCTGCGCATCGGCTGGCCCGGCGCGGTCATCGAGTCCCCGCAAGAGTCCGCCGACCTCTGTGTCTACCTGCGCGCCGCCAACGCCCCCGCCGACCTGATCGACCGCGCCGCTGCGCTGCACAACGACGTGGTCCGCTGGGCACAGGGGGCCCGATGACTCCACCAATCCGACTGGCGACCGTGCAACCCGACCCCGCCGTGATCGCCTTCCTGAAAGACCTCCTTGCGCGCGCCGAGTCCGGCGATGTGCAGGGTGTTGCGGTTGCGCTCCTTGGCCCGGATCGGAGCGCGTCGACTGCGTGGGAACTGGGTGCCAGCGGCAACCTGTACCATCTCGGGTTCGCAGCCTTCGACCTTGCCTGCCGCATGCGGGAGCCGTGATGATCGTCATCGTCCGCCGATCCGGCGCCGCGCCGCACGTCCACCGCCTGACCACCGCCGACCTCTGCGCCTACGCCACCCGTCGCGCAGCCCGCGCGCCCATCCCGGAGTGCTGACATGAAGCCCGCTTTGATCGCCCGCCTTCTGCGCCTCGCCGCCCGCGTGACCGTCGCATCGGCCGGCGGCTTCACCCCCGCCGAGATCCGGCGCTTGGCTGCCGACCTCGCCGAGCTCGCCGCCGACCTGATCGCGGACCTCGCGGACAAGGACTGAACCGATGCCGTACGCTTGGGGCCCCACATCCATCGCGCGCCTGCAGACCTGCCACGAACTCCTCCGCGAGCTCTTCGCGCGGGTCATCAAGCGCCCCGACCTGCCGCACGATCTGACCGTACTCTACGGCCACCGGACCAACGCGGAACAGGCCGAGCTCTACGCCAAGGGCCGGCGCGGCATCCCAGGTGAGAAGACCGTCACGAACGCGAAGCCGGGACAGTCGAAGCACAACGCCTCGCCCTCGCACGCCGTCGATGTCGCCCCCATCGTCAAAGGGTCGGTGTCGTGGGATTGGGCTGCCTACCATGCCGTCGCGCCCATCATCAAGGCCGAATGGGCGAAGATGACCAACGAGGGCCTGACCGGCGGGGTGACCCTGTCGTGGGGCGGCGACTGGGAGCGCACCAAAGACGGGCCCCATTGGGAAGTCCGCGGGGTATGATGCCGTCCATGCCTGCCATCCCCCGCATCCCCGCCCACCTCCGCGGCCCCGCCCTCGTCGTCGTCGCGGGCGCCGTGGCCTTCGCCGTCGCAGCCTTCGCCGCCACCGCCGGCGCGCAGGTCGACGTCGCGCCTGTGCCGGGCGCCGCGGCCGCCGGTGACCTCGGCGCGCTCGCCCCGCTGCTACAGGGTGCAGGCCCCTCCGGCGTAATCCTCGCTGCCCTCGCCGCGGCGTGGAAGCAATGGCGGGACGAAGCCGCGCGGCACGCCGAAGAGCGCGCGAAGATGCGGGAGGCGATGGCCGCGCTTGAGCACCGCGTCGACCTTGAGGCCGCGAAGACTGCCGCGGCGCTTGAGCGAATCCGCGACCTGATCGCCGTGGCCGAAGCGGCCGCCCGGAGTCGTCAATGAACCTCGCCCTCGTCCAGCCCGCGGCCCCTGCGCCGATGCCGTCGCGCCGGCCCCCTGTCGCACCCGCACTGCCCGAGCCGGCCCCCGCGACAGAGCCCGGCCTGTCAATCGCCGCGATGGTCCTCGGGATGGCCTTGTCGGTCGCTGACAACCTGATCGCTGACCTCCACACGTCCACCGCCGCGCCCGGCCCCGCCTCGGTGCCCCGCGGCCCCTTGGAGTCCTGACATGGGCAAGATCGAAACCAACAGCGGCAACGACACGTTCAGCGCCACCCACCGCGAGGTCTGGGTCGGCATGGAAGAGTGCCCCGACGGCCGGATGCTCCACGTGTCGACCGGCACCGGGGACAGCCCCACCAACGCGCAGTTCGCCACGCTGCAGGCCAGCGCCGACGATGCCAACGTCAGCCTGTCGGACTGGTACGACGACTGCGCCGTCAAGCTGCCCGCGTGGACCGGGCGCCTCATGGCTGCCGCGACCGCCCGCGGCATGACTGCTGCCGCGGTCAAGGCGGCCGCCCGGCGCGCCTTCAAGTCGTAGGCGGCATCGGCCCGCCCCACCGGGCGACGACGACAGCGCAGCGCCAGACCAGCCGGGCCCACGCCACCGCCAGCGGCAGTCGCCCGGCCCCGGCGAGCTCTGCGGCGAGAAGCCCGCCGACGGCCGCGTGCACCGCCCACAGGTCCGCGTGGGCCCGGTCGGTGCGCACGGCCGCGGTGATGTCCGCCCGCACCCCCAGGCACGCCTCCACGACGTCAGGGCGCGGCGCGAGGACCGGCGCGGGCTGGCCCTCGGAGGCGGCGCTGGGCTGCGGGTGGGCCTGCCTGCGGGTGTCGGTCACGCTCCCCCCGGGCACGCCGCGACCGCCGGGAGGGGTGGGGCGAGCCTGCCCGGAGTCTACCGCGCGGGCGGGGTGGCCGGGATTTCACGCGGTGACAGCGACCGGCGCACGGTGCGGGCTGGACGTTCGCGCCCAACGTCGGGCACCGGGGCGGGCTCGGGCTCGCGGTAGACCTCGCCCATGCACCGGACCGAGCACCACGGGGCGGGCCCGGGGCTGCGGTAGCGGCGGCCGCAGACGGGGCAGACGGCCGTGATGGGTGTCCTCATGCCCACCTCCGCGCAGCCGCGCCCCAGCCGTCGGCGGCCACCTCGGCGCGCCGGGCCCACCCCAGCGCCGCGTCCCGCCATCGCTCACCGGCGGGGCCCCAGCACATCTGGACCGCGGAGGGCGGGTGCTCACCCCTCGGCCGACGGAAGATGTAGGCCCGCAGTGCCAGCGGGCCGGCGGCCACAGCCCCGCGCCACCCCGAGGCAGCGGCCAGCGCAGCCTCCCACGCCCCGAGCGCAAGCACGTGCGCACGCAGCCGCGCGGCCGCCGACGTGCGCCGCCCGCCGGGGCGGACCCGCAGGCGGCGGTGGTGCCAGGGGCGGGTCATGGCTGGCCCCCGCTTGCGCAGGTCTGCACTGCCGCGAGCACAGCCTGCAGGTCGCGCGGCGTAGGCTCAGGGGCGCCGACGACCTGCGCCACCGCCTGCGCGAACGCCTGCCAGACCTGCGCCTCCGCACGGGCAGCAGCGGCCTCCGCGCGGGCGGCGCGCACCTGCTCAGCGGCCTCCTCACGCGCCCACCGGACATTGTTGTCGGCGATGTACTTGGCCGCCGCAGCAGACTCGACGGCGTTCTTTTCAGCCAAGTCGGCAGCGTGGGCGCTGGCCTTGGCAAGCTGCTCACCCTGCCGCAGCCGCGCGACCTCGCCGGCCAACCGCTCGATGTCGCGCAGCCTGCACTCGGCGACGATGCGTGCGTCACGGAGGCACTCGTGTAGGCGTGCGATCTCCGCGGCCATTTGTTCAGCGGTCATGGCTGGCCCTCCTCTTTGAGCCGCAGCAGCGACCGCAGGCCGTCGAACTCCTGGATGAGCGCCGACAAGAGCGGCAAGCCAGCGGCCGCGGCCTCTTCGGGGTCGACCACGCGCCCGATGCGGTCAATCTCAGCGAACCAGTAGCCCTCGCGGGTGCCGACGCTGGCGTGGATGCCGCGCGCGTGGAAGCGCTCAAGGTGCCGCCCGAGCAACACCCAAGGGTGACCCGCGGTGTACTGCCACACGTCGAGCACGCGGGCCTCGGTCCAGTGCGCCTCGGCGATCATGCGGCAGCCCCGGAAGAGCGCCGAGGCCGGCGCCCGGGTGCGGCGGGCCTCAGCGAGCACCTGCGCGGCGGCGACTGAGGGGTTGGTGTCGTCAGGGATGGGCGTCATGGCTGGCCCCCTCGGCGCGCGGCGGCGGCTTCGAGGGCGGCGATGAGGGCGTCGGCTTCGGTGTCGCCGTAGGCGTCGGCCGGGATGCGCGGCACGAACCAGTCGCCGCCCGGGTGCGGCACGAAGCACCACGCCGCGCTCAGGGTCGGGCAGGCCCACGCCTCGCGCACGGCGGCGAGCAACACCCCAACGGTCGCGGGGTCGGTGAAGTCGGGCACGACGTGGTCACGGTCATAGTCGTGCATGTCCGGCCCGTCGGGCACTCGCCCGGCGATCTGCAGGTGCCGTGCCGTGCCGGGCGCCCAGCGGAGCCACCGCATCCCGGGCGCCCATTCGTCGCGGTTGAGGGCGTGGCAGGCGGCAAAGTAGCGGTCGGCGGCGGTCATGCGCCCTCCACGGCGCGGACGTGGGCGCCGGCTTCGATGTAGGCGACATGGTCGCGCAGGGCCACGGCCACAACCGACCGGCCAAACCCGGAGTGAGCGTCCGCCCCGCCATGCAGGCAGGCCACAACCGCCGCCCGCTCAGCCGCCGCCCCCTCCGCCCGCGCGGTGGCCAGCGCGGCCTCGGCGGCCTCGGCGCGGGCGCGCTGGTACTCCACCTCGGCGCGCAGGCTCGCACGGTCGTCAAGTGCGACACCGAGCACGTCGAGCAGGTCCGGCAGGTCGTCAGCCGCGGCGCCGGCGCCAGTAAGCGCCAACGCGACCGACCCCGCAAAGACCTGCAGGACCTCGGCGCGGGCGCGCAGGGCGGCGGCTTCGTTCTCGGCGACGACCTTGTATGCATGCGCACGGTCAGCGCGCTGGTCAGCGCGGTCGCGCTCGGCGACCACTTCGCGCAGCGCCTCGGCCACCGCGGGCAGGTCGCGGACGGTGGTCTGGGCGGCGCGCTGCTCCTCGCCGAGCGGGGCGACTTGCAGGGCCACTTCGAGGGCGAACGCGCGCCACTGGTCTGCGATGAGGGCACGGGCGCGCAGGGCGTCGCGCTCGGCCTCGGCCTTCTCGGCGCGGGCGATGGCGATGACGTGCTGCTCTCCGGCTCCGCGCACCATCCTGAGCAGCGCCGGCAGGTCGTCAACACTGGTTTGGTGCGCACTGTCCTCTGCATCTACAGGAGCGACCTCGCGGGCGACATCGATGGCGAAGCCGCGCCACGTCTCAGCGTCGCGCTCGGCGGCATCGGCGCTGGCGCGCAGGGCGTCGCGCTCGGCGCGCAGGGCGCGGGCCTCGGTGCGAGCATGTCCAATCCAGCGGAGAAGGTCGTCGACGTCGGTGAACTCGTCATCATCAATCTGGTCGCTCATGGCTGCTCCTGTCGGGTGTGGTGCCGCGCCACCGCGTGCGACGCGGCCTCGGCTCCGGTGAGGGCGCCGCACAGGGCGGCGATGGCGAAGGTGGCGGCGAGGGCCAGCCACATCACGGCGTGCAAGGCGCGCAGGCGGGCCTCGGCGGCGTCTCGCG